AGCGGAAAGCAGAAATCATTACCCATGGAACAAAACTTGCTATAAGGGTATACAACCCCGTCTAGCAGGAAGTTCCTACTCCGGTTACGGTCCAAAAGATCGTACCAATCCGGAGGCAGCAAAGCCGCGACCAAGCCCTGGGAGACGCTATCACTAGCGCTCTCGAGATCAATCGTGACAAAGCTGTCAGGGTCAGCGGAGCCCTCACGGGCGAGACGCTGGTTGAACGTCTGGTCAGTTAGGTCGACACCAACCCGCGCGAGTCGTTTGCGCATGGCGGTGCCGATACCCTTCTGAACCAAGAGCGTCAACAATGGTTCGACCGCAATCGTTCTATGTGTCTTTGCGGTCTTCGGCACAAATGCTATCTTGTTGTATGGCGTGATGTCTATTCTCTCCAGGTACCGGGCACGAATATCGTCCGGATCCAGGTGACAGTTTGGGCTTACTGGTGTGTAGACGGTCTCGCGACCGCCCACACTACCGAGCCTTGCTGGGTATCCAAGCCTTTCCCCACAGTCTACTAGAATTTCAGACATGTGAGGGAGACGTAAGATACACGAATAAGCATCCTCTAGCGACCCTGGTGTGACAGTCCACCGCTCGCTCAAGACTTTCCGAGCGAGATTGGTGGCGTTTCCTGACACACCAACATTGGCCCCCGGTCCAAAGCCGGCCCCAGTGTAGACCTCTTCTAAACAAGGAGCTGAACCCAAAACATACTGAATCCAGCCTCTCATTCGCGAGAGATCCTGCTCGTACGGCGATCTTTTGTTGAACGCCGCGAAGCGCTGGTTAATGCGGTGACATCTATGTTCCGCTTTCCAGAACTTCTGTACAGCCGTAGCCTTAGGATCAAGTTGAACCTGATCCGGTGCCCACGGGTACTTCCGAACAAGGGCAGCAATCTGATGCGCTGCGAAATGTTCCGCAGCAGTCTCATACGACTGTTCGACCAAAGCATCAGCGGCAACAAGCAAAGGCCCCGCGTTCCCACAGGCGGCATCCATCACCGCCTCATGGAGTTTTGCGGAGCCTTGAAGCTTG